TTAACAATAATATTTATATAGATGACGATGTCTTAGAAAAAATGAACGAGGCATACGAAAAAAGAAAAGCAAATCAAGAAAAATAAATAAAATTTTCTTAAATTTAAATCCTAATCATTAAATATATAGTTTATATCAATGATTAGGATTTTTGTATGTATTTAGATTTCAAAAAGTTTTGTTTACAAGAAGATAGTTCAGCTGTTGCTTTTATGGGACCGGAAACAGACGGTTCTATTGTGTATCAAAGTTGGCACACCCCTTCCTTTCAAGTTGCGATTTTAAGTAGAGAAAGAGCAGCACAAATCTATGAGCCTAAATCAAATTTAAAACCAAGTCCTACTATAATTAAAAAAGGAGATGAAGTTGAAGTTTTTGATATGAACAAAAAGAAAAACATTCATGGTAAGTTTATAACAGGAATAAAAGATCCTGAAGGAAATTATAAAACGGTTACTTTAAATGTAGATGGTAAGATAATTAAATTAGAAACTTCAGAAATAGAAAAAGCTTAAGAATAACAAATGACATTAAATTTAAATTGTGCTCCTACGGGAACTACAGATGGAAATAAGATAATTATAAGAGACGATCATTTTACTGTAATTAAAAATGGTAAAACAGTTACTACTGTTTCTTTAAAAGATTGTGTATGGGTTGCAGACAATGTTGTAAGTTATACAATTGATCTTCCTAAAAATTCAGCAGTTACTTTAGATTCTTCTACTATTTCTTCTGAAACAGATGAAGGAATGATTATGTTTGCTGTAATGGCTAAAAATTCAGTCTTTGCCGAAAAGGATTATGAAAATGATAAATTATTTTATACAAGAGATAGTGATGATCCAACTCCGTTAGGACAGTTAAATGTAATTTCTGGAAGTACTGTAAATAGAATTACGGGAGTTTTTAAATTTTTTAACGGAACTCCTAATGCTGTTATTGATGATATAAATGATGGTCAATATGATGCTACTCTAGATATTTTAATAGCACTTTAAAAATAGAAAAATAAAAATATAAATGAGCTTATTAGTAGATATAAAGAAAAGAATTGAATTACTTTTAACAGGAATTAGACCTAACATTCCAGATGCCGGAACAAATCATATTGACGATCCAGGAGATTGGACAGTTGATAGTATTTATAAAGGCGAACTTGCTATTAATGCAGATACTGGGGAACTATTTACTTCTGACGGAATTCAGCCTATTAATCTTTCTACAATAGATGGAATTTTAGAAGGTTTAGAAATTTCAACTTCTGGAGCATCTTTAAGAGAGATAAACATTTCAGCAGGTACTTTTAGAATAAATGGAAGAGTTTATAAACATGATGGTACTTTAGATGTTGATGATGCAACTATAACAGTTCCAGAAAATATAGAGATTTATCCAAGATTAGATGCAGTTGCTGTAAAAGGAGATATGACATTTGAATCAGGAGGATTTTATGGAGCAGAATTTAAAGTGTTTAAAGGAAACATTGCTTCTGATATTCCTGTTCCTTCTGTAGATGATGGATATTTATTTTTAGGTTTTGTATTAGTAATGCCTAATCAAACGGTAAGTGATGTTCTTAGACCTTTACCAGTAACAACACTTTATGGATATAATATTCCTTTAAATATTAATCCTTTAAAATTTGAAAAAGATTTAACTACTAGAATATTACAATGGGAAACTGATACTTTGTATTTAGAAAATCAAGTAGTTGAACACGATAATAATTTATATCAAGCAGCTTATACTCATGTATCTGATGGAACTTCTTTATCTACAGATTTTGCTGCAGATAAATTAGTATCTATGGGAGCAGTAACTGCTTCTAATATAAGTAGATTTTCTCACATAGGAAGTACTCCTACTTCGGGAAACTTTGTAGATCATTTCTTTGATCATTGGAATACTGATACTAGAATATTAGATGCATTTCAAGATATATCGGCTTTCATAAATTCATTTGCCCCTACTAAACCTGTAAATATAGATAATGCTAATTTGCAATTAGTTACTGAACATAATAAGGCAGGATTTACAGAAGCGGCTTATGCAGTAGATGATAATTATAGTAATAATATAGTTAGAGATAATACAACAGTAGAAGCTGAAGTAGAAGAAAAGTTTACTCCTTATGATTCAGGAGCCTTGAAATCGTATTTATTTACACCTTTAACTTCTTATTCAACCGATAATTTAAACTTAGATCCACCTCCATCTACTTTACCTAATACTGTTATTATAACAGATGCAGAAACAAAATTAGATTTTACTGTAGTTAGAGACGATCATTATGGAACACAACAAGGATATAAAGGTTTTTATAATTCAATAGATGCTAATTTAGTAACAGTTGAAACTTTAACTCCTAGTGAAGATTCTTATAAATTAAATATTACTCACTTAAGTTCTGCTGATGCAACAGAAGTAGAATTTTATGTAGAATCTGTAAGAACTCCAAGTATTGCAAACGTAGAAAACTTTATAGCAGTTTCAAATGATACAGATTTAAAATATTTAAGCGGTGTCCCTGTATTAAAAGAAGGAGACCATATTGAATTTGATTATGAAATTCATGATGCTGTTAGATATTTTTATAATCACGAAAAAATTACAGAGGTTTCTTCTGATATAATGGAAGAAGCATTAGTTATAGATTTTGGAGATACTGGGTATTTTGATCCTGGATCTTTACCTCCTTTAACTTTACCAGCAGGCCCTACAGAAGACGGTCCGGTAATCGAAACTGCAAACGTTGCTTGTTTAATTGCTGAAGATGCAATATCTTCTTCTCCTAGTTTTGTGATTAAAGCTTATAATGCTTTAGCAGATTCTGTAACTCATAATACTGGCGGAACAGGATTCTTAGTTGATGATGTTACAGTAGAGGAAGGTGTTAGATTAACTTCTGGTGTAGGTGATTTTCCAGCAGGTTCTCCTGGAGTAGATTGGGGAGTATTGTATGATGAAGCACAAACACAAGTAAATATATTAGGAAATAAAGAACTTCAATTATTTGGAGGAAAATATTTTTATCCACAAGTAGATTATACGGCATTTACGGGAGTTACTCATGATGGATCTCCGGTAGCATATCCAGATTATTCTAATAGTGATACGGATTATAGATGGACAACCTTTAATTTAGGAACTCTTGAGGCTAAGAAACATTTTAACTTAGAAATAAGAGACACTACGGGAATTTTATATGATTTAACTGATGGTGTAACTGTTACTCCTGATTTTAAAATGTATATTATGATTTATAACCCATTAAATCCTGCTTATGGAACAGGTTGGTTAGATTTAAATAAAGCTTATAATTCTACTTTAATAGAAAATCCTACAGGAGACGGGGATCCTGCACTAGATTTAGGGTGGATGGAAGGAAATGCTAATTATAGAAGAGCTAGTTTTGGAACAATAGAAAGAACAGGTATAATTTATGTAAGAATAGGAACTTCTTCTAAAAGCATTTCATTTAAAGATGTAGTAGAAACTGATGCTACTCCTGAATTAAATGATGCAGGTTGGGACGAATATAACTTAGGAGAAATTGTTGGAGAATCTTATGTAATTTTGTCTATTAACGGAACAGATAATTCTTTATTGGATGACTTTTTAAATGGAACAACAATGACTTCTAATTTTGATATGCAAGTAAGAGTATTAAATACTGATAATGCAAGTTTAGGAACTGATTGGATAGATGCAAATGAAGCATATCCTGCAAATGCATTTATTCCAGAAGAATACCAAGATCCTGCATTAGATTTAACTTATTATGATGACGGAGAAACTAATCCAGATATTAGAAAAATAACATTTGGTCCAACTACAAGAACAGGACAATTACAAGTAAGGCTAAAAATAAATGGAGATCAACATTATGACGATGTTACAGTTATAAGTCCTTCATATTTAGCTTAAAATTAAATAAATAGATATATGCATAAAGAAAAAAGAATAATAGAAAGTTTTATAGAATTTAATAAAATAAATGAAAATGTCGACAGTGATATAGAAAAGTTAAAGAAATTTAATACTCGCGAAAAGCGATATGAATTTATAAAAGATTTTTCTAAAGATAGATTAATAAATATAGCAGATAAACTTGATATAGATTATGAAGATCATGATGATTTAGAATCTAGAGTATTAAATTGCTTCGATTAGGAAAAGTATTTAATGAAAATTATGAATAAGAATGAAACAAAAAGAGGATCAGAAGAAAACGAAAAAGGTCCAAGAGCAATTGATATAGAAGGAACCGGAATATTTCTATCTTATCAAATGCTAATATTATTAATTGGTGGTTTAGTATCATTAGGAATAACTATAAGTGTTTGGAATTCTTACGATGGGAGTATTCAATCAAATAAGACTGAAATTTCTCAAATAAAACGTGAAATGAATGAAAGATTTAAAACTTTAGATAGAAAAATAGATCATAAATATTTAGAAACTATACATAAAGTAGATGAAAAATATGAAATTATAGAAAGAAGAGTAGATAAAAACAATCTTAGATTTAAAGATTGGATAAAGAAAAATTCTGAAACTATAGATGAAATTCAATTGGACAACATTGAATTATTTTACACAAAACAAGATAAAAATAAAAAATAAAAAAGAGAAAAATTATGGAAAGAAAAAATTTAATGAATTTCGAAAACTTTAGAAATCATTTAAACGAAAATGAAGAAGGTACATTAGAAATAAATAATGTAGAAGAAGAAACTGAAGAAGAGTCTAAAGAAGATAAAAAGAAAGACAAAAAGAAAAAAGACAAGAAAGAAGATAAAAAATCTGATGGAGAAATAGCATCTGATGTTATGGAAGATGTAATGGAAGACATAGAAAAGAAATTTTCTTCTGATGCTACTTTAACATTTACTTCAAAAGAAATTACTTTAACTGTACCTGGAGAAGAAGAATCTTATTCATCTACTCAAAAATTAGATGATGATAAAGATATGGAGAAAGTAGTTAAAGAAATGATTAAAGATATTGAATCTCAAATGGAAGAAGAACCTTCTAAAGAACCAGAAGAAGGAGAAGATCCATCTACAGGAGATGATATTGATTTATCTAAGTTTTTAGATGAAGAATAAAATTATAAATAGAAAAATAATGAAAAAAGAAAATAGAATAGTAGAAAATTTTGAAAAATTTTCTAAAATAAATGAAGATAGAACCGATGAAATAACCCCAGGAAAAAAATATACTACATCAGATTATGTTTACGCAGTATCTTTAGATAATGTAGCAGATCAAAATTATGAAGTAACTATCGATAATGGGGAAGAATTTACAGTACTTCCTAAAGAAGAATGGTATTCTGAAAGGACTATTGCGGTAGATTATTATGGAAATAAAGTATTTGTAGATGGTAATTTTATTAAATATGAATGCTGGGAAAACAATTAGAAAAATATAATATGAAAAACGAAATGAAAAAAGAACAAAAACAAAGAATAGTAGAAACCTTTAAAGGATTTAATGAAGCATTTGATCCTTTTCGCCGCACAAAAATGTATACAAATGCAGACAAAAAACGAGAAAGAGAAGAATTTAGTAAATATGATATTAATTCTATAAAAGAAAAATTGGAAAAAAATATAAGTTTTCTAAATTCACAAATTTCTAAAGTATTGGAAGCAGATGTTAGATTTATAGTTGAATACGACCCAGAAAAATTTGAATTTTTACTTACTTCTAACAATCTTTTAACTTCTATGGATACTATAGGATATAATGTAAAAATGGTACTATTTGGTCATCTAAGTGCATTAGAATCAGGATTTTTATTTTTTGAAACAAAAATAAATTATAACTTAGGAGAAGGAATAGAAACTAATTATTTAGAAGCTTTTCCAGGATTAGAAAGATTTATTGCATTTGGAGTTAATACTGAAACATGGAAATTCGAAAATGTTGATATTGAAGCAATAGATAAATAACAAAGAAAATATAAATATAAATTTAATTTATTTAAAAGTCAAAAGAAGTTTTACTTTTTTGACTTTTTTGCTTTTTTAAATATATAGACTATAAAGAAAATATAAATTTAAAATAAAAGACAATGGCAAATAACAGATACTTAGATTTATCACAGTATAAAGCCCCAGGGATATATTTTGAAGAATATGAAGGAGCTCCGGTAACGCAGGTAGATACTACTATTCTTAGATTAGTTCCAGGCTTTTCTAGAAAAGGAATTTATAATAAGCCAATCTTAGTTAATTCTAAAAACGAAGCAATTCAAATATTTGGAGATATTGATCCATTTTTAGAAAAAAGAGGTTCGTTTTTCCACAGATCATTATTTACTGCATTAGAAGCTGGACCTGTTTTAGCTTTAGCATTAATGCCAGTAAACAATGGAACAGATTTAGATTTTCCAAGAGATGAAGTAGAATATCAATCATTTTCATTAGATACAAAAGAGAAAAATTCTAAAGTATCTAGTGCATTATATTCTGCATTTTTTAATAAAGAAAGATTTTGGGAACTAGATTTAGAAAACTTTGATGGTATTATAGAATTTAATGCAACAACTTCAGGAAAATTATTATCAGTAGCAAATTTAGGAACTAAGCAAGTTTCTTTAATTACTAGAAAAACTAATGTTAAAGGTTTTGATATAACTGCAAGAAAATTCTTTGGACAAAATAATGTTCCAGATTATTTACAAGATTTTGATATATTGAATGATTATTTCTTAGAAGTAATTATAATTGAAGGAGATTGGAATGATTATGAGAAATTATCAATTGATCCAATTTATTCAAAATACTTTACTAAGGACGGTTTAATTAAATCAAAATTAAATGACTTCTTAGCTGAAGATGGAGTAGATTATGTTCAAAATTATACAGGATCTGTGATTCCTGATTTAATTGACGGTAACGGTAAAAACTGGTCATTAGATGCAATAATGAATCAAGGAATAACAATAACAGGATTGTTTACTTCTATTAATAGAGAAGTTCTAGAAAATTGGGAAAATAAAGCTGATTCAGTTTCTGATCTTGATTTAGTAGGTCACTCATTAATTAATCAAACAGCTTCTGGTTCTGCAGTAAAAGAATTAGATTTCTTATCATATAAAGCAAACTTCAATACTTCTAAAACTTATCCTTCTTCTGAAAACGGAGAAGATTTATCTACAAAAGTAGGTAATATAACTTTAGATGGTGTTACTTTACAATCTAAAGCAATTGAAGGTTATGGATTATTGAATAATAGGTTAAGAATAATAAAGCCTACAGATGCTACCCAGTTAGCTACTTATAATACTTTAAAGCAAGCAGCTACTGAAAAAACAGCTGTATTTGCAGGACATAATGATACAACAGATACTGCTTCTGAAATTTATTTTGGTGTTGTAGATGCTTACGAAATAAATGAAGTAAATTCTTTAGGAGACAATGAAATAGTTCTTTATGTAGATTTAAAGAATTCTGGAAAATCTGCTGAAGCTGATACGGTTTATACGTTTGATGAAACTGATTTGGATGCAAATTCAATCAATTTAACTTCATATACAGTATATGGTGCTGAAGTTGGTAGACAAATTTATTTCAAACCTAAAACTTCTGCTTCTACAGGATATTATGCAACTATTTCATCATTAACATTAGATGATCCAGGAGATGAATGTGCTATCGTAGTAACAGGATTACCTGATACAATGACTAATTTAGGAATTGGAAACTCTACTCACGATGTTGTAGTAAGTAATTTAAATCCTTGTCAAGCTATAAATAGTGGTTTAACTTGGACTGTTAGATATTCAGCTGCTCCTAATTTAACTATTTTAGATGAAGCAGGAACTGATTATTTAGAAGTTTATTCAGGATCAGATCTTTACAAAGATATTGAATCTGGTTTAATTAAGAATGGACAAGTTACTGGAGATACTGAATATTTGAAAATTGAAAAAGCGCAAGATTCTGTAGGAATTGATATTTATAATGTTAAGTTCTTTACAAATGAAAGTTTATCAATCAATTCAGCAACAGATGCTCCGGCTGAAGATGCTACATTCACAACTCCATTTACGACTACGGATATAGTACAAACGGTTCCTATCGTAACAAATTCATTATCAGCAGATACAAAATCTGTTAAAATAACGAATGCTAATTTAGGAGATACTAAAGTAGGGGATTATATTGCAACTTCAATAACTGAAGGTTTAACTACTAAATATTATGCGGCTAAGATTATTTCAATGGTAAGTAATGGAGATGGTACTAAAACTGTAACGTCTGCAGCTTCAATTACTACATTTGATGTATCTTCTGTTGATAACGTTTACATTTTATCTGCAGTTGAAGACTTTGCAACTAATTATACTTTTGCTACTTTAAGTGGATTTACAGTAAACGATTATCACCTACCAGGTAATTTCTTAAATAGACAATCTCAATTAGAGAAAATTATTAAAGTAATGGGACCAGGAACAAATATCTACAAAGCTCTTGCTGATAATGAAACAATGAGATTTAGATATATTGTTGATACATTCAGTGGAGGTGTTTCTGCAGAATGTTATCCTAAAAACTTAATTACTAGATTAGCTAAAGATAAATTAAGATGTTTAGCTATAATGAATACTCCTTCTTGGAAAGAATTGAAAGAGTCTACTGATCCTAGGTTCTCTGATTTACCGTCAGAAGTTGATCCTAGACCACCAATTAAAGTTCAATATATTAAAGAAGGTGGTAACTTAAGTTTAGGACCAAGTGTTAGATTCTCGCTTCCTTCAGAAGAAAATGGTTCAAGACATTGTGGTTTCTTCGGAACATATCCATTAGTTAGATATAATAAGAAAAATATTGCAGTTCCGCCTGCAGCTGGAATTTCAAATAGATTTGTTTCTAAGCATTTTGATGGAACTAAGTTTAATGCAGTTGCTGGTAAATATGGAGGATTCTCTGTAACTGGAGCAACAGGAGCATTAGAGCATGATTTTACTTTTGAAGATAGAGAGTTTTTAGCTGAGTTAGGTTGGAATCCGATTGTTTGGAGAGAAAATCAAGGTTATGTAATATTTGATAACTTGATGGCATACCAAGAACAATTATCTGCATTTAACTACTTATCAACTAGAGATTTATTAATTACTATTGAAGATGGTATAGATTCAATCTTACAATCTTACTTATGGGATAATAATACAGATTTCTTAAGAGAAGAAGTTTCTGCTAGATTAAGAGCATTCTTAAATCAAGTTAAAGTTGCTGGAGGTTTAACTGACTATAAAGTAACAATGACAAGTGCTAATAACACAAATGAAACAATAACTGCAGGATTTGGTATAATTGATATTGATGTAGAACCTACATTCCCAATATCTAAATACTTGAATAGAATTACTGTTCATAATGCTGGAGGCGTTGGAGAATTGCAACAATCTGGTTTTAGCGGTTAAAATATATAAATTATAAAATTAAAACGGAGGTCGAAAGGCCTCCTTACTTTTTAAATAAAAACAAATAAGAAAAACAAAATGAAAAAAGAACAAAGAATAGTAGAAAGTTTTGAAGATTTTCAAAATCCTGAAGCAGCTCCAGTAGAAAATAAAATTTCTCCAGAAGCAAAAGAAAGAATGGAAAGTTTCGCAGATGCTGAAAATTTAACAGCTCTTGTTGATAGTGTAAGATTATTTGCTTCTGAAATGATGAACGACGGTTTTGAAAAAGAAGATGTAATGGAATACATTGAATCTATAATTGATTAAATACTAAAAAACTATGAAAAAAGAACAAAAAATAGTCGAAAGTTTTCAAGATTATTTCAAAAATAAAGAAGAAAACGTAAGTAAAATTCAAGAAGAAAAAAATTACGATCTTGATTCAAAAACAGGTCAATTAGAATTTTTAAATAACGAAATGGATGCTCTTGAAAAAGAACTTGAATTTGAAAAAGATCCTGCGAAAAGAAAAGAGATTGAACAAGAAATGGAAGAAGTTGGTCAATCTATTAGAGATTTAGAAAATGAAGAAGACGAAAGTGTAGTAGAAAGTTTTGCTCCTCAAATAGATAAAAGACTTGAAAAAAGACAAAAGAAATCTTTAGAATTAAAAGAATATAAAGAACAGGCAATGACAATTATCCAAGGCAGAGATTATGATCTTTATGATTTCGAAGATAAAATGTATGATGCTTTTATGAGAGGAGATGATCCTAAACAATTTGCTAGAGATTATGTATTAGATAACGAGTTATAAAATGAAATTAGATTTTTTTACTAATATGGAAAATACTGTAGAAAAGTTTTTAGAGCCACAATATAATAATTTATTCGATATAGATTTATTTACAAATAATTCTAAGATAAATGATGAAATTTTTATAGAGCTTTTAAATGAGTCTGTAGTATCCGTAGATTTAGAACTTAAGAAATATAGATTTCATACAGAAATTTGTTTAAATGAAGGAACTAAATATATTTTAGAATTGTTTCATAACTTAAAACATAGATTTCCAAATCCTAAAGTAACACTATCTTTATTTAATAGAATTCATGAACCTTCTATTTCTATTGATTTTACAGAAGTTCAATTAGATGATATTGAATTTTTAAAATTTGATTATAATGATAATTCTTTAACTAGGTTAAATTTAGTTTGGGGATTTAGAAAATACAAATTACGTTTACATAATGACTAAATTATATGAAAGCTTTGATGAATATTCTTCTTATGCTGGAGAAGTAGAAGTAAATACTGATTTAGAAGATGGTATTTACAAAGGAACTATTTCAGGATGGATAGTTACTGTAGAAGGACAAGATTATAGAAGTACAACAGGCGGAGTTAGATGCAGTGGGTGTCCTATTGAAGCCTTTGTTAAAAATAATGTTTTAAGATTTAAACAATTAAGGTAAAGAAAAGCTTATGGAAAAGAAAGATAGATTATATGAATCGTATAACAGTTTTTGTACACCTCCTAATATAAATACGTTCACTACAGAACAAAAAGATGGAACATATTCAGGATATGTTTATGGAGATAAATTGTATCTCCAAGGATGGGATAAAATAGAAGAATATTCTTTAATGACAAATAGAAGAATTAAAGGAAAGAAAAAAATAATAGTTGAAGTAAAAGACGGTTCATTTACTTACAATGTATAAAAATAAGATGGAACAGAAACCAGTAAAATTATTTGAAGCTTGGAGAAAATTTAATGAAGATAACAATCAAATGTCTCCAGAAGAAATGTTATCTCAGATTATAATAGATAAAGGATATGATGAAGCTATTGAGGTAATAGAAGAAAATCCTAAACAATACTTAAGTGATTCTGCTGTAAGATTTGTTTCTGATTATCATGTATCAGAATGGGAAATCACTAAAGAATATCAAGAAAAATATTCTATTCCAGTTGAAAGATATTCTGAAATTTTACAAAGACTAGATGATTTAGTTGAAAATGAAATGAATAAACCTAAAGAAGGAGAATGGTTTAATGAAAAGGTTAAAGATGTTTTAGGAACTGATGTAATTAAATTAGAAGAACATTATTTAGATAAAGTAGTTTTTGATGATTACAATCATTTAAAATACATCTTAGAAAGAAGAAAGAAACAAAGCATTCATTTATAAAAATAAATTACAAATAAACTTTTAAAAGAGACTTAGAAATAGGTCTCTTTTTTATTGAATATATACATTATGTACTAAACAGTAAACCTAATTATGGCAGTAAATATAAATCTTTTTGATATTAAAAAACCCGGCGTAACTATAATTGAAACAAGCGCAAATGATCAAGAATTACTTCAAAGTAATCGATTATCAGAAGAGCGTTTAGTAGTTGGTTTTTCAAGGGTGGGAACATTTAATAAAGTAGTAAGAATAGAAAACGTAGAACAAAGAAGAAGAGTTTTTGGAGAAATTGATTCGTTTTTAGAAAAAAGAGGATCTTATTTCCATAGATTTATAGATATTTGTTTACAAGAAGGTCCTGTTCTAGCACTAAATTTATTAGCTTTAGATAATAGTGATGATGGAGATAAAGTAGAATTTAATTCATTTTCAACTACCCCGCAAACAGAAAATCCTAATAAAATAAAAGAACTTTATGCTGCATTTTATTCTAAAGAAAGAATGTGGGAACCTTCAGAATCAAACTTTAAAGCTATTATTGATAGTAATATAGAAACAAAAGATTCTATTTTATCATTTGTAAATTTAAGTCAATCTCAATATTCTATATTGATCAAAAAAGCAGATTCTACTAGAGAGTTTGATGTATATGCGCACGAATATTTTGGAAAAGAAAATGTTCCTCCATATATGAATCCTTTAGATAAAATTTCAGATTATTTTGTAGATGTAAAGATAATTAAAGGAGACTTCACTGATTATCAAAGTTTGTCTACTGATGCTGTTTATTCAAAATATTTTAGCACTAACGGGTTAAATAAAGATTCAGTTTCTTCTTTAGAAGGTTCATCAGATTTTGATGTTGTTCTTTCTGTTACTGGATCAATAGTTCCTGACATTTTAGATGGGTCGGGAATTTCTTATTCTATTGATAATATCATCAACAACTATTTATCTACTGTTGGTTTATTTTGTACTATTAACGATGATTATTTATTGTCTTTATCAGAAGAAGATTTTTCTGTAATTGATATGTTAGGTCATAGTTTAGTAGATGAAAATTTAGATATAGAATCTATAGACTTTTTATCTTATAAATTTAGTTTATTAGAGAATATAATTTATACACAAAAAACTACATTTACAGAAGATAACGTTCCTTTAGCAGACGGATCTGATCATTATCAGAATTCTGTAGGAAAAGGAGAAAATGGATTATTTTCTAATAGAGTAACTGTAGATGGAACAGATGTTCAGGCAAACATAATTCCAGAAACTTCTTTAATAAAATTAGATAATGGAGCTAAGTATGCAACAATTAAAAATTATAGTACAAGTTCTGGAAATACTATAATTACCTATACACATCCAGATAAAGCAGGGGAAGGAACTTTTAATTATTTAGTTGATTCTGTTGATGCAGCAAATAGTAATGTTGTAATAAAAGGAGTTCATGGAGATCTTGATTTAGGAATGACAAATGAAGATTTCTATTTAACGAACGGAATTTCTAAATATTATTTTGAACTTTCTGGATTTGATGTAGATGGAACAAATAACATAACGACATTTACAGTAGCAGATAATACAAATTTATCTAACATTGATACTAATTATAAAGCTACTTGGTCAGCAGGATATAAAATTTTAGAAGTAGATTCAGCAAATAGTAAAGTAACGATTGACGGTTATTGGGATTTTGATACTATAAGTTCTAACTTAACTGCTAATACAGTTTATTTAAAAACTAATTCAGGAACTACTGGAACTATGGCTTTTTCTGGTCATACAATTGATGATAATGGAGATACTGTAGTAACAATAACTGCTGCTTCTACAGAATTGGCAAATGGAACAACATTTAATTTAGTGAGTTTAGGAGAATTGGATGAGCTTGCAACAAATCCTTATTATGTTACTTTTGGTTTTGATTCAATAACTAGACCAAATATTTCAGCAAATAATGTTCAACTTGTATATGAACCAGACGTTGTAAAAATAGATGGTGATAAATTAGTTGCTTATAAGAGTTCTCAAGCTTATGTTGATTGGGAGTCTGGTAAACTTGCTCAAGGAGATGTTTATTATAAAGAAATTACTGGTCCTACAGATAAAGCATATTATGTTTCAATTGAAAAATTATTAGATAATGATGGAGTAGAAAGAATAGTAATTGATAATTATACTGATACAGATTTATCTGTAAAAGATTCAGAAGTAATGGCATTAGGAAATAAAAAGAAAGTAGGAGATACTTACGAAGCAGTTTCTCCTTCAGAAATTGCATTTTCTTCTAGAATAGGAAATATTAATGAAAAGATTTTAATTGAACAAACATTTGATTCTGGAACAAGAATAAGATTAACTTCTACAGAAGCAGATAAATTAAAAGTAGGAGATTTATTAAATACTCAAGTAAATGTAGAAGGAATAACTAAAAATTATTTAACTCCTATTTTAACTAAAAGAAAAGTAGTAGTTTCTGAAGTAATTTATTATGATATTACTTTAGTAAGAGCTCCTAAAATATTTTTAATTTCAAGTAGTTATTATATTGAAAAATACAAAACATTTAACGACTTCACTGATTCATTTAATTTAATTACTTTAGGTGGATTTAAAATGGGCGAATACCATTTACCTGGAAGCTTTTTAAATAAATCAAGCCAATTAGAAAAAATATTAGGAGTCATTACAGATACTAATTTAGAAGATTCTTTAATAGATAGAAACATTATAGATTTTAGATACTTAGTAGATTCGTTTGAATCTTTAATAACAAATGAACTTTATCCTAAAACAATTTTATCTAATTTATGTAGTAAACAAGGAAGATCGATTGCACTTTTAAATGGACCAAGTATAGAAGCATTTACTAATTCAGTTGCTCCTGGACCAATTTTTTCAAGCGCTGCTAACAATAGAGTATTTGATGCTATTTATGTAGCTGAAGGTGGAAATGATGATTTAAACCCAGATTATAAATATTCACATCCTTCTGTTTCAAATGGAGCAAAACATTCAACTGTAGTTGGACCTTATGTTACTTATGTTAAAAACAATGGTCAAAGAATTAAACTTCCTGCTGGAGCACATGCTTCAAATTTATTTGTTTCTAAAAATAGAACAGGAGATAGATTTAAACCTGCTGCAGGAACATCTAGAGGATTTATTAGAGATCCTAGAGTAGTAGGAGTAGAATATATTTCTGAAAATGATGTTCAATATTTTACTGAAATAGGATATAATCCATTTATAGATAAAAGTGGATATGGAATAATAATGTACGGAAATCAAACAAATTATTTAAAAGTTTCTCCTTTAGCAAATTTACATGTAAGAGACATGTTATGTACAGTTGAGAGATTAATTGAATATGTTCTACAAAGATATATTTTCGATAATAATACTCCTAGAACAAGATTTCAAATATTCGAAGATGTAGATGCTTTATTATTTCCTTTAAAAGATGAAGGAGCATTTACAGATTATTCAATTAAAATAGATTCTAGTAATAACAATGGATCTGTTTTAGATGGATCTTATGGTATAATAGAAATTGAAATTTTCCCTACGTCTGCAATAAGAAGCTTTATTTGTGAACTTAATGTAAAGAAAGGAAGTGGTATAGAAGTTTCAGGATTTAATATTTAAAAATGAATAAAGAAAAGCAACAAAAAGAAAATTATAATCAAAGTCTTAGAGGAAAGGATTGGTTAGGTATAGTTGTTGATATAGAAGATCCTTTACAAAGAGGAAGAGCTAAGATAAGAATATTTGAAAGATTTGATCAAAGAGCTCCTATTGACGATAAAGGAACTTATCCCGACGAACCTTTAAAACTAGAAGATTATCTAGATGAATCACATTTTTTACTTCCTAATAAAGCTTTGCCTTGGATGTTTCAAGTAAATTCTCAAATATTTGCAGGAGGCGAAAATCCAGGATCAGGTTCTTTTTGTACTCCTAAGTTAGGATCTTTGGTAAAAGTTAATTTTGTAAACGATGACATTTATTCCGGAGAATATCATACTGTTCATAAATTAAATGAAAAGATGATGGGAATAATTACTCGTGAAGATGGTGATTATGTAAATGCAAATGTTACTTTCTTTGATGAAGATGAAGATTATTGGATGCTTTATACAAAATCTATAGGACTTCAAGTATATCATAAAGGAAGTCAAATAGTAATTCGCCCAGACTCTTCTATATTCATAGAACATAAAGATACGGAATCTATGATAGAATTAAAAGGTCCTGATATTAAGATAATATCAAATAGAGATATTGACATAACTTCAGAAAATAGAATAACTGTTAATTCAAGTATAGTTAAAATAAATGGAGACAATACTTATTTAGGAAGCTCTCCTACTTTTTCTGCTGTTCATGGAGAACCTTTAATGAAATTACTTAAAGCTATGGCAGTAAATATAGACGGAAAAATGTTTGCTACCCCTGGCGTTACCACTACTGCCGTAGATGCAGCAGAAAATTTAATACTAGCACAAACCGTAAAAGTTGGATCATAATGAATAAAGAATTTAAGACATATAAAGAGTTTTTAAATGAGAGTCAGGAACTAGATCAATCTATATTTCCATTAGAAGAACCTGAAGAAGTAAAAGCGTTTATAGAAAAACATCTTGTAAATAAAAAATATAATGAAGAATATAGATTAACAGGAGATTGGAAAGTAGACGAAGAAGGATATTTTAGCACTCCTGGAAATTTAAATATATCTTCTATGAGAGCAGTTAAGAAAAAAATTCCATTTAAAATAAAAAATATAGGAGGAAATTTTAATTGTAGTCATAATGCTTTATATGATTTAGAAGGTCTTGAGAAGTTAGAACAAGTTGGTGGAAATTTTAATTGCGGTTGGAACAATTTACACAATTTAAAAGAATTAAAAAATCTCGAATCAGTAGGGGGTTATTTTGAATGTCAGAGTAATAATAAATTAACTAGTTTAGAAGGGTTAAAAAAGCTTCAATTTGTTGGAAAAGAATTGCATTATTCATTATATTATTATTTTAATATAGTACATCTAGCACGAAATCATAGGAAGTTTATTTATTATTTTAGTACCTTAATGTTCCCACAATTACATTCAAGGGTAAAAGTTTCTATTAAAAATCATTCATCATATTATGATACTTCATACGAAGATGGAATAAAAACTTTTGTATCTTTGACACAAAACGAACAAAAGAAAATAATAACTGCTTTAAGTGAAGTAGATCTTCAAGCATATAGAAAACTTCTTTCTTATGCTGAAGAAAATAATATTAAGTTACCTTTAGATAAAGAAGTTTACAAATGGAATAAAGAAGCTAAAGATTTAGATGATACTGGATTAGAATTTTAATTTTTTATTTTAAAAATTTTTACTATATTAAAAATAAAAAGGAGTAAAAATTGAATATTTTTTATTTAGATGAAGATATAGATAAAATAGTAGATTATCATTGCGACAAACATGTTGTTAAAATGACAGTAGAATCTATTCAAATGCTAGCTACTGCATATTACATCCAACACGGATACGGAAAAATGTTTAAGAAACTTACAGAAGAAGAAATTTCTTTTATGAAAAATGAAGTATTTGTAGATTTTCCAAGAGAAGAAATTTATAGAACTTCTCATCCATATCACCCTTCTACTCAATGGGCCGCACAATCTATAAATAATTGGAATTGGCTTCTACAATTAGGAATGAAACTATCAGCTGAATTTACAAAAAGATACGGAAAAGAACATGCTACAAATCCTAGATTTGAATGGATGAAAAATAATCCTCCTACAAATCTTCCAGACATTCCATGGACTCCGCCGCCTCTTGCCATGCCTGACATATATAAGCTAGAAAATGTGGTAGAATCATACAGAAATTTCTACATTCATGATAAACCATTTGCTACATGGGACAGATTAAATAATAAACCAGAATGGTTTGAAAAAGGTGACTTCAGAATATGTACAGGGAGTGCAGAGGAGCATCAGGTTTAATTTTAAATTAAAAGATATAGGTAACTATGCCATACAATAAAAGCTTCTTAGGGGATAAAGAGACACGTCGAGGATATACTACAACTAGTAACTTGGTGATGTTAAATTTTCAGCCTTTATATCAGGATATGTTTGTTTTTGATCCTGATCATTTAAGTGATTATGTTCAAGATTATACTAATATTTTGTATTTGTATGAAGAGGAAAATTCTGCTTTTGATGTATATCAGATACAGGCTTTTTTAGAAGATACTTGTGGAATAGATGATGTCGACTTTTTAAAGGTTCAGACTAAGAGTAAAGAAGAAGGATTCTTTTTAGACTTTAAAGATTTGGATGTTAATGAACTTGAGTTAGTAAAGTTTATTAGATATATGGATTCAAATGAAAAAGAATTAGATACTTTAACATTTGATGAGTATAAGAAATTAGGACTTTCCAAAGAGTTAAGTTTTGGAAAACTACAAGAGCAAAATTTTTATATTCCTGATATTTATAGACATTTTGAATATGATAAGTTTACTTTTATAGGTGGACCAGAAGAAGATTCTTTATGGGAATTTAAGATTATGTTTGATGCTTTAAAATTGAAGTATGAATTAGATTATGATTTTATCTTTTAGAGGATATATAGTTTATGAGTAGTACTGCACATATAGAAAATCCAAATGATCCTGGATTTATTTGTAAACCTGAATTAACTGTATCTGGATTAGCAGAAGGAAAGATATTATTAGATGAAATCCTTTTAGTTTCAGAAGGATATGTTAAAAGAGATTCTATATTAAAAATATCTTTAAC